GGAATTGTAAGAATTGCCGACATTTTAATTATGAAAATTGTAAAGATGAGAAGGCGTTGAAAAAGGCTAAGGAATTAGGGTTGTCCTCAGTTCCGGCTAACGAGGATTTTAGTTGTATTTTCTGGGAGAGGAGGGTTTTAAATGGAAAATTCTGTTCTTGAACTTTTAGAAGAACATTTTCCCAAAAGTGACATCAAGCAACGGAGAGGGAAAGGCGGAATGCTCAGCTACCTTGAAACCTATACCGTTGTTAAACGGCTAAATAAGGCTTTCAACGGTGATTGGTCGTTCCAAGTGATAAGCCATGAGATTATCTGGGAAGCTAAACAAGTTATCGTTCAAGGTAGGTTGACGGCTCATGGAATCAGCAAAGACGCTTTTGGATCATCAGATATAACCTACGACAAAGAAACAAAATCATCAATTGTTGATATTGGTTCCGACATTAAGGCCGCTAATTCCGACTGTGTTAAAAAATGCGCTACCTATTTTGGAGTAGGGGCCCATTTATACCTAAAAGATGAAGATCAACTTCCAGGGGAATCAGTAGAACCCACTGAAATAAAACCACCAGCCTATGTGAAACCAAAGAGCAACGGAAAAGCTACCGGAAAGCAAGTTGGTTACATCATGGGATTAACTGAGAAACTCCACCCGGGAACCAGGGTTGAAATGGTGGATTGGTTAAAAACCCTAAATATTGATGTGAACAACATTACTTTTGAGGATGCCAGCAAGGTTATTTCTACCTTTGAAGAAAAGTTAGGCATAGCGAAGAAACCAAAGAAATAAATCCCCTCCCTGAGTAAGCTGGGCGGCCTTCGGGCCGTTCGGCCTGGGGAGGAAGAAAAGGAGGAATGAAAAAATGAGTAAATGTGATAGTTGTGGTCAAGAAACAGAAATCTTGTGGTGGAATTTAGTGGAACATTTTTTAGGTCCATGGAAATACGGCCAAAAACATTATTGTGAAAAATGCCTTAGAGAAAAATACAAAATACCAGACGATGAAGATTTATTATTTTATGGTTTTACTCATACATAAACAGAGGAGGAAAAGGAAATGTGGACAACAATTAAAGGTAATCTCGTGAATCTCGACAATGTGGCAGAAATATATCGTGTTTACAATGAAGACACTTCTCTTGGAATAGATTATGTCGGGATTGGATGTAATGGTTTTTTCGTATTTGACAGCACAGAAGAGCGAGACCAGGAGTTTGACCGATTAGAAAGACTATTGTTGAACGAAAGAAGTTGGTAGAAAGGAGGAATGCCATTGAAATGGGGAGCTCGCCTTAAGAAGGAGAGAAAAAATGACGGAAAAAAAGAAAATAGATTTTGTTATAGATCCAGAAACAAATTGTTTTAATTGTGTTTCCCATAATCCAGAAAGCAAAACATATTCGGCTTTCATGTTGAATCGTAAATCAAGGCTTGTACATCGTCATATTTATGAACAATGTTTTGGAGAAATTCCTGATGCCCTGTGTGTTTGTCATAAATGCGACAATCCTAAATGCATTAATCCAGAACATTTGTTTTTAGGAACAATCAATGACAACGTGAAAGATATGGTTGAAAAAAATAGGCAGGCAAAAGGAGAAAAAAATAGCAGTGCAAAATTAAAAGAACAAGACATTACTAAAATTAGAAAATTATATAAAAAAGGCTTATCTACAAGAAAATTAGCAAAATTATTTAATGTTGGGAAATCTACAATATTTTGCGTAGTATCAAAAAAAACATGGGGGTGGGTATGAAATATAAATCATTATTTTTTGAAAATAATAGTAAAGATGGTTGTTTTCAAGGCAATTTTGAGTGCCGATTATGTGAGGGTTCAAATTTTTGGAATGAAGGTGGAAGAAGATTGTCTCCTTACCAAAGAATGAAAAGGGAGTGGGTAAAGGATGAAAAGTTTCAGAGAAAAACTCAAAAGAAATAGGTATCGGTGCATTTTGTGTGGTTCGCTTGTTGGGGGCGATCGGTTTATTTGTAAAAATTGTAGAAGAAAGGAGGAGCAGTACCAATATTCGTTAGTTTCATAAAAAAAATAAAAAGTCGAAAAGTAAAAAAATACTGAAAAAATTAATAATTTATGAAAGGTTAGAAAGAACCATCGATATCTCGGATAAAGGGGGAGTTCTCCAGGCTCCCCCTGAATAAGGAGGAAAGAATGTTTATCTGGGAATATTTAAAAGACCTTGTTAAGAAAAAGACCTGTTCGGTATGCGGAAAAAGGGAAAGGATAATGATCAGCTTCAAGGATAGAACTTTCTGCGTTGAGTGTTATAAAAACATGGCTTTTTCTCAACAAAATAAAGAATGGAGGGAAGAAAAAAGATGGTAGTATTCCACGATTTTCCACCGTTTATGCTCCCTGATTTTGCCGAGGTAATAATTAAAAGACTATCGATGCAAGAGGTTCGAGAGTATCGGAAAAAAGCCAAGCTATGCTCAATTTGGGAGGCTGACGTTAAAAGTTTAAAAGAATGGCTGGTTTGTGATTCGGGATGTTGGTTTTTGGTGAGGTGGGCGTAGTTTATGCGACTCCATAACCGTCAAATAAAAGGCAGCTTCTGGAGCGACCCTGATTTAATATATGAACTCAACCGAGACCAGCGGATGTTTTTTATTGGGCTTACTCAATTAGCTGAGGACTCAGGTTGTTTGGAATATGATCCACGTTCATTCAAAATAATTCTTTATCCAGCCGATAACGATATAAATCCAGAAGCATTAGTTGAATGGACTGAAAAAATTATCAAGATGGGAAAGCTAGTTGTTTATGAAGTAGAAGGGAAGAAATATTTATATATCAAAAATTTTCCAAAACATCAATCACTCAGAACACCAGCTCCGCCAGAGATACCACTTCCTATATGGATATGTTGGAAACCAAGAGAGGGAAGTTCAAGGTATGGAATGTATGTTTATGAATCCTCAAATAACTATGTAGCAACTCCTACATACCCATGTAGCAATTCCAACATAGCTATAAAAGAAGAGAATAGAATAGAAGAGAATAGAATAGAAGAGAAAAAAGATATATGTGAAAATTTATCGGCTGAAGCCGAATCAATTTCTTCTCAAGATACTTCTTCATCTAATCACAAAAAAGAAATTCAAGAAATAATGGATTTTTATAACCAGCAATTTTCTGAGTGTTGGAGTTCTCCTCTTAAATTAACCAAAGAAAGATATAAACACATTCGATCCAGGTTGAAAAACTTCAACATAGATGATCTTAAAAAAGCTATTTTAAACATTCGAGCTTCTCCATTTCACTGCGGTGAGAACGATAAAGGGAAGGTTTACGCTACGCCAGAATTTCTCTTTAGGAATGATACTCAAGTTGATAAGTGGTTAAAGGAAAAAACCATGAAAGGAGGTGCCGACAATGGCCGAACTCGAACCTCTCAAAAACCCGATCGAAGACCTCTTACAGCAGAAGATTATGACGAACCGGAATACCGAGACCTTATCCGAGCTTCCGACCGAAAGCTTGAAAAACTTGGTGTGTTCAAAGTGCCATCAGGAAATTAAGAATTACCATGAAATTTATGAAGGCCGAGCGATATTTTACCGGTGCAATTGCGAGCGGGAAGAAGAAGTCAAGAAAATTAATGCCGAAGTAGAGACTGAAAAGAGGGAAAAAATTCAAAAGTTGTTTTCTTGTGCCAATATTGGAAAGCGATTTATCAATTGTAGTTTTAAAAACTTCCAGAAAAGGGTGGGAGTGGGAAAGGCATTCAATATCGCCTTGGATTTTGCCAAAAATTTCAAGCAAAAACAGGAAACCGGAGAAGGAATCCTATTCTATGGTGGGTCGGGGAACGGCAAAACCCATTTAGCCGTTGCTATCGTTCGGGAAGTTGTAAGGCAAGGTTATTCGGCAATCTTCCAGCCAGCGGCGGAATTGCAATACCGTTTGAATGCAACCTATAACGATTCAGGAGAAAGCGAAGCCGAGATCATGAATGGGTTGGTGGAATCCGATTTAACCGTTATTGACGATTTAGGGAAAGGCAAATGGTCGGAAAAGGTTGAGGAGCGGTTTTACGTTATTCTTGATGGAAGGTATCGGGAACTGCGGCCAACGGTGATTACAACAAATTTGAAATTGAGCGATTTGGAAGGGTATGTGGGGAATGCGGTAATGGATAGGTTAAAGGAAATGACGGTTTTTGTTCTAAATAGTGCCAAAAGTTATAGAGCTTTAAAAATTGAGGAGGCGTAAAAATGTTAAAAGCAACTAAAAAAGAGGTTTTGTACGTTAGGCAGGAAGAAGTGTTCTTGTGTTTTGAGTGTGGGATGAAGTATATCGTATCAGCGGTATTGGGTGAGAACGAAGATATATGGAAACAACATTTTGTACAATATTGCCCGAACTGTGGCACAAAATACCTCGAAAATAGCACACAGACAGATATGTAAAAATGAACGGCCTTGCAACCTGCCCATTTTGTAATGTTGTCAACCGGTTTGGAGAGAATGAAAGGCGGTGTCCGCATTACAAGGGTTTTGAATACGAAAAGACCGATGCTTGTGTGTACGAAGATAGGCCGCTCGCAATTTTCTGCGAGGATGAAAGAAAGGTTTTGATAGAGGAGGAAAACAATGAATAAAGTAATTGGCCGCTATTACAAAGCGGTTTGTCCTTTTTGCAAGAGAGTAACGAAAATAAAGGAAATAGAGGATGGGTTAAGTATCCAGAGCTGTTGTGAGCATTATAGCCACTTAGCAGCTAATACAAGACCTATAAAAGTATATTTTAAGGGGGCGCATTTAGTTGACACCGAGGAGGACGGATATGACGAGTAAGGTAATTGCCCATTATCAAGCGGTTTGCCCCTATTGTGGGAGTAAAACCCTCATCCAAGAAAAAGACAACGGGAGGCTGAAAGTGCGGGATTGTTGCAAACACTTTGAGCGGGTTTACAAAGAGGGCGGGAAAATTATCGTTCGATTCAGCGTTATTCGGGATGTTGAGGCGGAGAAGGAAACGCAAAATGCTTAAATGGATTCCGGCAAGCCAACCACCAAAAGAAGATACGTTCTGTTTTGTAGCCAGGAAAAGGGAAGACAGCTCAATATTTATTCCTCGATTTATGGGGAGCTATACAACTGGGACAAGGCAAACGCCAGAATCGCCCCTCTATGTCGGTTTTTACCCTCGAGATGTGGTTTGCTGGTTGCCTATTCCAAAGCACTACATTGACGACCAAAAGGATTGGATTCCGATTGCAGAGGAAGAACCCGAAGAAAGCGGATTGTATATTGTGAGCGAGTACGGGCAGGAAGTAAATCACTATAACGAGGTGTTAAAAACCATTAAAAGAGTGGGAATGGTTTATTATCAAGCCGAACCAATGAAATTTTTAGGCTCGCCAGATGTGATTGCCTGGATGGAAATTCCAAAATTAAGGGAGGTCTCAAATGCCTAATCCGTTTCATTGTTCTTGGTGCGGAAAATTTGTTAATCCATTCGAAGCCGAAACAATAGATTATGAAGGTAACGTTGTTTATCTCTGCAATGAGTGTATTTATGCTCGGAGAATGGAGGTACAAAAAATGATGGAGAAAATTGGAAAGAAGGTTTCAAATGCCTAGGCTCGAATTAAAACCGTGGAAGTTGGAGGAATGGCAAGTTGTATGGGAGAGCAAAGACGGCTTAAGGCGGATTGTCGTTGTGTTTGATGTTTTTGGAAGAATGGTAAGAATGCAATTTCTAGACGAAGGCAAATGGACCACGGAACCAGCGAATAGCATAGAATGGCAAGAAGCCGCATTAGACCCTCTCGGCATCCCCGAAACCATTGAGGAGGTGAAGGATGAAAACCTGTAATGGGTGTGAACGCCTTGTCCAAAATGTTGAAATTTCTTGGAAGGGGAAAGAATATTTGGTCGATATGTGCCAAATAGAAAATACAAATTCAATTTTATTGACGGGACGAATGGTGATTGGTCATTCCAGCAGGGCAGTTGAAACCCCTGATTGGTGTCCGAAGGAGGCGTAAAAATGTTTTCGGCATCAAGTTTTGTTATCGGGGCAGTGTTGGGATTTGCGACAACCGCACTGTTTTATAAATATAGGGAGATAGAGCAGGAATCAAAAATCTTTTTCTTAAAATCGGAGATGGAAGCTCAAGAGGGATATGTGGACGCATTAGAGACAAGATTAGCAAGGTTAGAGGAAAAAGAGGCGCAAAATGTGCAATAGCAGCGCAATCAATGTGCAAAAGGAGGTCTTAAATGTTAATTAACCGTCTCGATCTTTTAAGATGTATGCAAACTGTTATCAAGGTTGTTCAACAAAAAGGAGCTATTCCAACCCTAACTGGTGTTTCTCTTTCCTCAGAAAACAACCTTTTACACGTTCGGGGAACCGACTTAGAAACCGGAATGGAAGCTCAAAGTATATGCCAGGGTGATATAAAAACCGTTCTACCGGCTAAGATGTTATTGGATATTGTCTCAAAACTTTCAAACGATACCGTAGAAATCACCATGAAAGAGGGAACGGCTGAAATTAAATGCGGTCGATCGCATTACACAATTTCAGCTATGGACCATGAAAATTATCCCATCTTCCCTGAAATCGAAGCCGAACACTTTTTTGTTCCTTTAGCTGAACTCAAAAAAGCCATCAATTTAACCCTATTCTCGGTATCCAATGATGAAACCAGAGGCCCATTAACCGGTTTGTGTTTAGACCTTACTAAGAAAACCCTTTCAGCTACTGATGGCCACAGGTTATCAATAGCTCAAAATTTAAAAGTAGCCGGAGAAGGGCAATTCATTTTGCCTTTTAAAACAGCGAAAGAACTCTCAAAAATCAACGGCGGAACCTTTCAGGTTAAAACTGGAGAGGGGCAAATTGAATTTACCGTTGAATCTCCGCAGTATATAAAGCTTATCTCCCGACTCATAGAAGGAGAGTTCCCCAGTAGCGAAGGGGTTGTGCCGGAAGAATTTGAAACTGTATTTTTCTTTAACTATGAAAACCTGGTAGAAGCATTAAACCGAATTAATATCATTCAACCGCAATTAGTTCTATTTAACCTCAAAGAGAAAACCTTCTACGCTGAATCACCTGAATATGGCTCAATTCAAGAACAAATAGAGTTTTGGCATGAGAAAGAAGGTAAATTAGAAAAGTTTTCTTTTAATCCAAAATTTCTTATTGATCCTTTGAATGTGATAAAGGGCGGGCAGGTAATTATAAAGGCAAATAGCGAAATTCATCCGATGGTTTTAGAGGAGCGAGGCGTGGATGACTGGAAATATTTATTTATGCCGTTGAAGATTGAAGAGGATAAATAAATGCAGTACACAGAATCCGATCTCAGGGAAGCCTATTTTGCCGGCTGGGAAGATCGAAACGATTGTGAATTAAGAGAGATTATCCATAAGAGGAAAGCAACCAAGGAAGATTATTTCAAATGGTTTATGGAGGAGCTTAAGAAAAAGCGTGATAACGTACAAGTTATTTTTGAAGATGATGATGGGCATCAAGACTGAACAAGGAGGTTCAAAATGATTAAATTTAATGATTTAGACTCTCTTATTGATTGGATAGAAGGCATATATAAAAAAATAAAGGAAGCGGTAATTTATATAGATGACGATGTTCGAGCAGAAGATTCTAGATACCATTATGATGAGCTTTGTAGTCAAATTATGGAATTGGAAGATGTGATTCATTTTTTAAATAACCTAAAGGAGGCTCAAAATGATTAACCTATTTTTCGGAATTGGCAATTTAACCCGTGACCCAGATTTGCGCTATACCCCTCAAGGCACGCCGGTTTGTAAATTTTCTATCGCCATTAACCGGAAATATAATGACAAGGATGAAACAACCTTTCTAAATGTGGTTACTTGGAGCGGATTAGCCGAGAACTGCGCTAAGTATCTCAATAAGGGTTCAAAGGTTGCGGTAGTAGGAGAAATTCGAGTAAACGAATGGGAAACGGGAAGCGGAGAGAAGAAGAAAAATTATGAAATTAATGCTAACCAGGTTGAATTTTTAAGTACCAAGAAAAATGATGAGGAATTTGGTTTCGGGGGTGAATAATAATGAGAGACAATAAATGTGATTTATGTGGAAAGGCTCTTAATAGTGAAAATTTTGGAGGATATAGATTACAAAATGGAAGATGTTATCAAATTTGTCGGGGATGTCAAAATAAGGAGGGTGAATAGATGGATAATTTTAAGTTTGATAAAACCAAAAAAAATATATATGTTACGGAAACCTTCACATTTCGAGAAAAAAACACAGAAGATTATATTGATGATTTAAGGGCAATAATTAAAAACCTTGAAGAAACAAAAAGGCAAATAGTAAATACAACCTTAATTTTAATGATTGGGTTAGGAATGTCAATTATTAGTTTTGTATTAGCGAGGTGAATGATGGTTGAACACAGAATGCCAAGTGGGGAAGAGATGGATAAATTGCAGGAGCGGATTATAGATAGTTTAAAGTATTTTGCTTATTTGGAATGGGTAATTTTTTATGAATATCATATCCACGATATATGGCATTGTTTGGATAATTTAACAAGAGAATTACATAGTGCAACCGAGAAAGCGGAGAAACTAATGAAAGAGTTAGGCTATGAACACGACTAAGGAGGTAAAGAATGGATATTAACCTTTTAAAAACAATTTCAACTCGTCTATTTGGCCTCTATTCTCAGTTTAAAAGTATTGTTTCAGACTTAGAGACCAATAATACTTTAGATAATCGAGAATGGGCCGGAGAGTTATTAAACAATTTGGCGACAGAGTTATATTACGAAGCGAATTGTTTAACTGATGTTTTATACCCACCACGGAAAGAAGAAAAAGATGAAACGATGTTTAAAATTGATGGAATTATCGATGCCGAAAGAAACCCCATGAGTGAAGATGAATTTTTTGAATTGTTTATCAAATGGGCTGAGGAAAATAAATTACAGTTTGGAGGCGGAATAGGAGCTTATCGAGAGGAGGAAGAAGATGTTCTGGCCGGAAAATAAAGTTATATCCTTGATGGAAATAGTCTTTCACTTTGGAGCTATAAATTATGAGCTGAACAACGGAAAGAAAATAAGAGAGATGTGGAAAGAGTTTAAAGAGAATTGCATAGATAAAAGGTTAAAATACATCAACCCCGATCCAAGGTGTACCCATCCGGTTAATTTGGATGTTATCGACTACTGCTGGGGTTATGCACGCAAGATAGATAAAGGAGAAGAAATTGGCATGGAAGAACTATGCGAAGGGTGTGAGTTTTTTAGAGAGGAGGTAAAAAATGAAAACCCTACTCAATAAACCTGAATCCGAATATCTCAACCTGGGTTCTTTAGACCAGGAATTATCGTGGGTATTGAAAATTTACAGCAGTGGGAAAATTAACGATCTCATCTACGATGGTTTACTTCTCTATGCTCATGATGAAGAAATAAAAGCGATTCGGGAAAAGTGGGAAAGAAAAGAAATCAATAAAGTTGGATTATTCCACGAATTAGAGAAATTATCAAAAGTTGAGAGTTTACCAGGATGATAAATTCATTAAAAAAGGGAAAGCGAGGCGAGAGAGAATTTGTTCAGTTCTGCAAAAAACACGGCTTTCTTGAGGTAAGAAGGGGACAGCAGTATTCAGGAATAGAAGGCGAAGATATTGTCGGGCTTCCCTTTATTCACGTTGAGGTAAAGTTCTACGGAAAGAAAGAAGATTTGAATATTCAAAAAGCACTGGAACAGGCAATCAGAGACGCTGGCGAAAAAATTCCAGTTGTCGCTTGGAGGGTTAATCACCAAAGAGGTTGGCAAATAGTTATGAAAACGGTTGATTTCGTTAGGTTGTTTACCGGCGAACCATGCCAAAGGGAATTGTTTACCAGCGTTCAAATGGATGGTGATGAATGGATGGAAGTTTATAAGAGGTATTTGGAAATGAAAAAATGAAAATGTAACCAATAAAATGTTAAAAAAACCAAATGAGCTCTACTCGGGAGGATTGCGGGTAGAGCTTTCTTTATTTTAAGGAGGTTTATGTGGAAGAAAGAACCCTTGATGAACTATGGGAGAGAATTGAAAAAGAGGATCCGGTTTTGTGGGCCCAGATGGAAAAGTTTTATGGGCCGATGAGCAAAAAAATATTATTAATGAAATGGAATCGAGTGAAGCATAAATGCAAAAAAGACTGGCGTTTTGAGAAATTAATTGATGATTGGCTTATCCAAAGTAGACTAAGAAAACACGGAGGAAAATGTTTATTCGAGCACAAAAAACGCTCACGAGCATAAACAACACGCTTGGGCGAGCATTACTGAGTGGTTAAAAGGAGGTGAACTATGAACAGAGAATTTTCTAAAAAGGCTCAAGAGGTTTGGAATGAGCTGAATTATGAGGATAGGCTCTATGCTACCTATTTTATTTTCGATCAAATTTCAGAACACATGAAAAATAACGGAACGTATCGTTACCTCATTTATGACCGGTTGGGATTTAACATGGATGCATATGGCGTTTTGATGGAGGCTGGAGGGTTAGCGATAAGTAATATGTGTTTCGACTACTGGGCAAAGAATTATCCAGAAAAAGTTGAAGAAGAAAGAAGGACATTTCAGGAATGGTTTGGAGAAAAAAAAGAAAAATAAGGAGGTGAATCATGAGTACAGTTGAAGTAATTGCAATTGTTGCGCTTTTTGTAATTAGTGTATTTGCACCAATATTAAGAGATTGGATTAATAGGAGGTGATTTTTTGATCGAATATGACCATGACGATTGGGTGAATCTTTTCAGGGAACGCTTATCTCAATATCCAGTACCAACCGAGCAAGTCTATACCTTAATTGACCCTTACGAAAATTCTTATCTTTTATCCTCAATCGATATTGAACGAGGAAAAAGAAAGGGTTGTGTAACACCGGATGATTTTATTCGGTTTTTACAGGTGGAAATTGAAGGTTGGTTTTTTGAAAACAGGCTGTCAAGCATTTGTACGTCTCGGGTTGCGGGGGAAATAAAAAAAGCCAAGGAGGCGAAAGACAAAAGAATGGCAGTGAAACGAGCGTTAGACATTGACAAGGACGAAGAAAAAAAACTCATTGATAAGTGGGAAAGAGTATTAGCCAAAGAGGGAATGCCGGCTGAACTTCCCTCATGCGCTGATTACTCTTTAGACGATCCTGATCTCATGGCAAAAATAAATCGAGAATACATTGAACCGGATGAATTTTTAGAACGGTTAATCGAAAAAGCAAAGGAGAAATTAACCGAAAGGGAAAGGAAAGTATTTGAATGTTATGTGGATTTTAGGATGAAGCAAGTAGAAATAGCTCGTTTATTAGGAATGACTTCAAACGCAGTACAAAAATGCTTTGATAGAGCTAAAAACAAGCTACAAGAAGAGTTGAGATTTTTATACGAATAAGAATTTAGGCGTTTTTTTAGGCGTTTTTTCCACTATATAGTGAAGGGTAAATTTTTCCAGTAGCCACCCGGGTTACTAAAATAACTAAAACTGTCGGAGGTTGGTACTGGAATTTTTACAATAATTCCCAACGTTACCCTTAGAGCTTTTAGCTACCAAGGATTGTGATGTTGGGAAACTATGCCGAAGCAGTGCAGGGTATGCGCCGCCGGAACAAGGGGTACTTGAGTCAATGACATCCGGTTAGGATTGGTCATCCTGTAAAAGTGCGGTAGGTGCTAACCACACCAAGTTGGCTCCCCAGTTGGTTCGACTCCAACCTTCGGCAAATCACCATCTGGAGAACCAAGTTAAGGGTTAGTCCTTAATTTGTCTCTCCAGCACAGGCAGGGAACCAGAGCAAGGGTAAGTCCTTGGTTTGGTTCCCTGTGATGCCACCGTCGCCCAAATGGTAGGGAGTTTGTTTTGTAAACAAAAAGCTGAGGGTTCGAGTCCTTCCGGTGGCTCCAACAATGGGGGTGCATGGGAAGCTCCGCTTATGGCGAGAGGAACAGGAGGTTCAACTCCTCCTCACCTCCACCAATGCCAGGTGATATTTGGTGATTTCAACAAGCGCTGAAATTCCCAGATTCAGTGAAATACGACACATGAGGAGGAGTGATGGAACTTTTAAAAAACATAACCAAAGAGAATATAGAACTATTTTCAAAGTTTAACGATCTAAACGTTACTTGTAATTTTTATTTTGAACATCCCGACAAAGACGGAAAAATAAAAGCCAACATTAAAGGCGATGTAAACGACAAACTATTAAATACCTTTTGGGATATTGAGGAAAAATATAACGACAATGTTAGGGGAAAGTGGTTTGAGGAGCAGGTAAAGGGAATAGATATTAATTTTTCCTCTCCTGGTGGAAGTTGTTATACCTGTTTTCAAATTGTCGATTTTGTCCGGCTTTGGAATGAAAACCATCAAGCTAAAATAAATTTCCACGCTCAAGGGATTGTTGCCTCTGCTGGTGTAATTATCTTTCTCATGGGTGAAAAGCGAACCGCAAGCCTTAACTCTCTATTTATGATCCACGAATTACACTCATGGATAGATGGAAAACTTACAGAAATGAAAGATTATATTCACGGCTTTCAATTGGTGCAGAATCTTTTAAATAAAATTATCCTTGAAAGATCATCTATGACCGAAGAAAAATTTAATGAACTTGTCAAGCACGATTACTTTTTTACCCCTCAAGAAGCCTTAGAAATTGGAATAGTTCACGAAATTATTTAGAGGAGGAGTGATGACATTAAAAGCTTGGGATGGTGATGAAATTACTCAACTCATCACGCTTTATAAAGACGGTTATAACGTAGAAGATATAAGTAAACAACTCGGAAGAACCAGAAAATCAATAACCCGCAAACTTGAAAACCTGAATATCAAACGCTTTGAAAGAAAAACCTTTGAATGGGCGGAAGAAATTAAACTCCCTCAACGAGTGACCATCTACGGTGATTGTATCGTTACCTCTGATTGGCATGTTCCATATTGTGATCTCAATTTAGCCGAGAAAGTTTTAGAAGTTGCGAAGAAGAATAAAATTAAAAAAATTGTCATAGCCGGAGACTTTCTAAACCTCGATATACTTTCGACCTTCGTCTCAAAGCCTTACGAATTAGACAAGGAACTTGATAACGCCTACGAAGTTTGGAAGGTTTTATCAGCAGAATTTGATGAAATTGTTTTTATACCAGGGAACCATGAATACCGACTTAATAGACGCTTAGAAACCCCTTGCGAGTTTAGGAGATTAGTAAGGTTATTTACCGAACCCTCGGAAAAAGTCATAACATCGGAATATGATTCAATCACTTTATTTAGTGAGAACTCCGAATGGCTGATTTGCCATCCAAAAAATTATTCTCCGGTTAAAAATAGAATTGCTTATAAGTTAGCCGGAAAGTACGAATGCAATATTATCTCCGCTCATGGTCATTTCTGCGGAATGGTCGTTTCTGAAAGCGGAAAGTATATCTGCATTGACTCAGGTGGTTTATTCGACCCGAATAAAATTCTCTATGCTCAGAATACCACGACCTATCCGGTTTGGAACCAAGGATTTGTTATGGTTGTCGGGGGAAAGCCGACAATCATGAGTCCAATGTTTGGGAACTGCTGATGGATAAAGAGACAGAACAACTCATCCTCAAAAAACTTCAAATAGACTATCTGAGTTTACATGCTATTAAAAGCGATATTGAAAAAATTATCTCTGCTTTAGTTGTTGACCTCGATCCGAGAGTAAATGAAATTCAGAGAATCCAAGACCAGATAAGGGTGTATTTACGTGAACCTTGATGAATACATCAATACCTTTATTTATGAGGGTTTGAAATATTTAGGCGTAAGATTTTGGATAAAAGATGAAGAGTTAGCTTTTAAATATCCTGAAATAATTAGCGGTAATACCAAAGACCTCTTTAAGTTTATAAAAGACCACGAAAAAATCCTAAAAGCAAAGGTAGAGAATGAACCTCGGAGATTTTATAGAGAATTTTGAAGCTTTTATTACTTATATTGAGGAAGCCTGGGAGCAGAAAGATTTAGAAATTTTAAAAGCCATCGTTTCCGATTGCGAGGACTTTATCAATGCTCATGGTTATCAATTTAAATGCTATTCGATGGATTCAAAAAGCTGGAAGGAATTATATAAAAAGAATCGGGAAAAGAGAAAGAAAATAGCGGACGGAATGTGCGAGTTTTGTGGAAGAAAAAAAGATGTTCATTGTCACCACTTAATAAAAAGAGGGAAACTTAATTTATATAACGATATAAGACTTTTAAGAATGCTATGTGCCGATTGTCATCAATTGTTTCATTAGCGAGATAGTATTAAAAAATTTAATCTTATTTCGCCTGTTTGTCAGGAGGAGCTAAATGGAAAAAATTTGTTTTGAAGCCTCATTCCCCGATATAAGCTCAGCTTTGAATATCAGCGGAAATAAAAATGGGATGCGGGTTAAGATTGATATTCCTGAAACATTTATAGCTGAGGGAGCAAAGTTATTACTATTACGAGAAAAAGCCTTCAAGGTGACTATAGAAGAAGTTGAGTGAAATGGCCAAGTTAAAATTAACCCCTGAGCTGATAGAAAAAATGATTCCTTCCATTGAAGCCGGAAATTACGTTGAAACAGTGTGCCAAGCTCATGGGGTTCATAGAACAACTTATTATAAGTGGATTAAAAAAGGCGAAAAAGCAAAAAGCGGAATTTATCGCTACTTTTTCGACACAGTAAAGCTTGCTGAAGCGAGAGCAGAACAGAAGTTAATTGAAGAATGGCGGTACAAATTACAGGAAAGTCCATCAAATTACAAGGATTTCTTAGAACGCCGCTATCCCGAACGGTGGGGGAAGAAAGACATCGTGAAACACCAAGGAGACAATGAAAACCCAATCACCTATGCAGTTAAATTCATCGATCGAGATCCCGATAATCGGGAAGTTCGGGAGGTTCCTGAGCCAGACCAAGAAAAGAATTAATCTCATCTATGGAGGGGCCGGTTCCGGTAAGTCTTATTCTATTGCTCAATGGTTCATCGTTAAGTGTATTACCGAGCAAAACAAAACTATTCTCATCACCAGAAAGACCCTACCATCTTTGAAACTCACTGCTTATAAATTATTCAAAGAATTATTATCCGAGTATCAAATCAAGTATGAAGAAAATAAAAGCGATCTTGTCATCTGGATCAATTCCAACGAAGTTTATTTTAAGTCTCTTGACGACCCTGAAAAGATAAAAAGTGCTGATTTTAACTATGTCTGGGGAGAAGAAGCAACCGAGCTCACCTTTGATGATTATAAGCAGTTAAATATACGAACCAGACGGAAAACCGACACTTTAAATCAACTTTTTTTCTCTTTCAACCCGATCGACTCCTTTCATTGGTTAAAGACGAAAGTCATTGATACGTTAGCTGATAATGTCGGGGTTCTCACCAGCAATTATAAAGATAACCCCTTTCTATCTCAGGATTATATTGATGAACTGATAGCCCTTAAAAACCAAGATTCAACCTATTACCAGATCTATACCCTTGGAGAATGGGGAGTCCTTAAAAACCTCATTTACTCCAATTGGGACGTTGTCGATACCTGGCCAAAACATGATGATCTCTTTTCCGGTCTTGATTTTGGTTATAACAATCCCTCGGCCTTAATTGAACTCCTTTTATATGACAATGAAATTTATATCCGAGAACTACTGTATGAAACTCACCTTACTAATACCGATCTCATCGGCAAGATGAAAGTTCTTCTCCCGAAAAAGAGCAATCCTATTTATCCCGACTCAGCAGAACCAGACCGCATTGAAGAAATCAAACGAGAAGGGTTTAACGTCAAGCCGGCTGAAAAGGACGTTCACGATGGAATCGACCACGTGAAAAGATATAAGCTCCATATTCATCGGGATGCAATTAATGTCATTAAAGAAATTCAAAGTTATAAATGGAAAGAAGATAAGGACGGAAATATCATAGACGATCCAGTGAAGTTTAATGACCACGCCATGGATGCTATAAGGTATGCAATTTTTACTCACCTGAAAACTCAATTAACCCCTACCATCTGGAGACTGAAATAAATGTTTGAATGGCTGAAACAACTGTTCCACCACAAGCAATCCCGAACCTATAACTCTGTTGTCCGATTTTATTCCGGTCAGGCGGTGTGGACGCCCAAAGATTATGAAAATTTTGCCAAAGAAGGTTATGAAAATAATGTTTATGTCTATTCCTGCGTTCGCCTAATCGCTCAAGCCTGTGCCGGTATTCCTTGGTTATTATACGAACAAAAGAAAGACAAATTAGAGGAATTAAACCTTAACCATCCTCTTCTGAAAGTGTGGAATCGGCCAAATCCCTTTGAAGGGTTTGGTTCCTGGTTTGAAGCAATGGTGAGCTATTTATTGTTGTCGGGGAATACGTATATTGAACGAACCCTTACTCGACCAAGCGAAAAATTAGAGCTTTACGTATTGCGGCCTGACCGGATGAAAATTGTTCCTGGTGATCAGAATAAGCCCATTTTGCGATACGAATATACAGTCAACGGAAACACGACACTACTTGAACCCGAATTAATTCTCCACATTAAGTTCTTTAATCCCTTAAACGATTTTTACGGCATGAGCCCGCTTGAAGCCTCTGCTCGAAGCATTGACCAAAATAATGAAGCTCGGAAATGGAATGTTTCTTTGTTGCAAAATTCGGCTCAACCTTCGGGAATTCTTTCGACCGACCAGACCTTGAGCGAAGACACCAGAAGAATCTTACGGGAACAGGCCATTGAGCTTTACGGCGGTTCTAATAATGCCGGCAATGTTTTTGTTGCCGAGGCTGGATTGAAATTTCAGCCAACCGGATTATCGCCGCTTGATATGAGTTGGTTAGAAGGATCGAAGCTTTCGGCTCGTGAAATAGCCATTGCTTACAACGTAGCCCCCGAGCTTATTGGAGACAATTCCTCAAAAACTTATTCCAATTATGGTGAAGCGAGAAAAGCTCTCTATCAAGAAACCGTTCTTCCCTTAATGGATTATTTAAAAGACGCTTTCAACAACTGGCTGGTTCCATTGTGGGGAGAAAACTTATACCTCGATTATGACAAAGACGGTATCGAGGCACTTCAAGAAGACCAGGATAAACTTTATAACCGGATGTTTGGAGCGGTTGACCGAGGGATTATTACCAGGAACGAAGCACGAGAGATGTTAGGGTTTGAAACCCTAAAAGTTCCTGAAGCGGATAGGCTTTATATTCCTTTTTCCTTAACTCCAATAAATGAGGAACCAACAGAAGAAGAACCAGAAAAAGAACCCACTGAAGAACCGATTGAAGAAGAAACCGAAAAATCTTTCTCTCAAAAAAAAACCATCTTCTCTGAAGAAAAACTCGCTGAACTCTGGGAATATAAGCGGAAACACTATTGGGACCCATGGGAAAAGAAATGGAAGAAAGCCCTCAAACCTTACTTTGACGAGCAAGAAAAAGAAGTTTTAAAGAATATTGAGAACAGAAAAGCCGCTATCAGGAAAGAGGATATATACGAGATCGAGCAGTGGAATAAAAAGTTGCGGAAACTCTCTAAACCCTTGCTTTTAGAAATTATCAAAGGAGGGGTTGAAGCCGCCATTAATGAATTAGGAATTGAAGTTGCTTGGAATATCGACAACCCCAGGGTTAATGATTGGATTAAAGAAGAGCTTGGAAACAAGATTAAAGGAATTAACGATACCACCCTTGAGAAGCTGAAGGGTACACTGCAAGATGGAATTGACCTTGGAGAAGGGGTTGACGATCTGGCTAAGAGAGTAAGAGAAACCTTTGAAGATGCTAAGGGGTATCGGGCGGAAAACATTGCGAGAACTGAAACCATATCAGCGTTTACTGAAGGTAACCGGCAGTTGTACCAGGAAGCCGGAGTGAAACAATTACAATTTTGGGCCGCTAAGGATGAAAGAACTTGTGAAGAATGTTTTTCAGAACATGGGAGAAAATATGATATTCAAGAATCCCAAGGGGTGATTCCGAAGCACGTAAATTGCCGGTGTACTTGGGTGGCAGTTCTGGAGGAGTGAAAGTAATAAGGATGATAGATAGCCTTCATAATGTTTTAAAAGACAATCTTACCATAACAGAGCCTTAAGTCGTTTTATTTGTGGCTTGTTTGTTTTCACACACTTGCACCAGGAGGCACAGCAATGGAAAGAAAAACTTTCCGGTTAAAGCTCAATGACCTTGACGATCAGGGAGTTTTTACCGGTTACGCTGGAATATTCGCAATTGAAGACTTGCAAAATGACATTATCGAACGAGGGGCATTTAAGCGTACTCTCGACCATTCAGGCGGATCAGTTCCTATTTTGTGGCAACATAAATCCGATGAACCAATTGGCGTTGGGTTAGAAGCCAAAGAAGATGCCAGCGGTTTGTTTGTTCGAGGGCAACTCAACCTTGATACTCAGAAAGGGAAAGAAGCCTATTCCTTATTAAAACAGGGAGCCATAAAGGGGTTGAGCATTGGTTATGATCCGGTAAAGAAAGAATACAAGGACGGGAAAAGGCTATTAAAAGAGATAAAACTTTATGAGTATTCAGTAGTCACCTTCCCGGCCCAACCATTGGCAAACGTTTTAGACGTGAAAGAAGAATCAACGGAAAAAACCGACGTTCAAGATTCGTTAGGCGAGCACGATGAATTAACAAAAAAATCAACGGATTTTAATGAAAACTTTAATGAAATGCAACGTCAACAGGAATTATATTCAAGACTTTATAACCTGAATGACGCTTTAAATCAAGCAACTTGGGAAATATTTTATCCTAAAACGATTGGAAGTTCAGAATTATCCATTGATGAAAAGCTCTATAACATCAAGAAAAACCTTGATAATTATGTTTCCGCTTATTACCAATGGGCCAACGATTTTCTCAGTGCTAATTTTAAATCAATCAAACCTACTGATTTTAAATCGGGGAGAGTTCTCTCCTCGGTGAATTTATCTCAAATTAAAGATGTAATTGCTGCTCTTCAGGCCCTCGTTGAGAAAGCTGAACCTCAAGAAGACTCGGTTGATGACCACTCTGATGAGGAAAAGCAATCTGGCGACTCAGCCGATACCAAAAGCGACTCGGAAACCTCGCTTGATGATGAATTACAAACACTCCTACACGACATGAAAAGTTACATTACGAGGTGAAAAACATGGCAGACGAAAAGAAAGCCCTTGATGAATTAAAGGGACTGTTCGAGGAATTCAAAAGAGTAAACGATCAACGGGAATCTGAAATTAAAAAATACGGTGATGCATTAGCTGAAACAGTCGAAAAATTAGAAAAGATCAATTCTCGAATGGATGAACTTGAAACCAAGCTTAACCGACCACTACAGGGCGAGAATAAAGAAGTTGATCCTAACATCGAGAAAAAAGAAGCTTTCGATCTTTACCTCCGAAAAGGAATTGAGGAGCTTATTCCTGAGAAAAAAGCCTTAGTGACTTATGACGATACTTTGGGTGGATATTTAGCGCCTGGTGAATACGTTCGAGAAATCATCAAAGGCATTGTCGAATTTTCTCCAATTCGCTCTGTGGCCTCCATTCGACAGACCTCGCAACGGTTTGTTGAGCTCCCCAAAAAGACCGGTTCCATAGCGGCCGTCTGGGTGGCTGAAACCGGAACCCGAAGCGAAACCACCGGAATGGCCTATGGTTTGGAAAACGTGCCGGTTCATGAGATGTCTGCAGTGGTTGATATTTCCTTTGCCGACCTTGAAGATTCGGCTTTTAATATGGAAGAAGAAATTGTCAATGAATGTTCTGAGCAGTTTGGAGTAGCTGAAGGAACCGCCTTTGTTTCAGGGAATGCCATTGGCAAACCGCAAGGGATTCTGACGAATGAAGATATCGATTATACCGCTTCTGGCGATGCTGATGAAATAACCGCCGATGGCTTGATGGATATTTTCTACGATCTCAAATCTGCCTATGCCAACAATGCGGTTTGGTTGTTAAATCGACAGACTTTGAAAGCCATTCGGAAACTGAAAGCTGGAGACGGCCATTATTTGTGGCAACCCAACATTGGGTTAGGGACTCCTCCAACAATTTGCGAACGTCCCTATATCGAATGTGTTGATATGCCGGACATAGCTGCTAATGCTTATCCAGTTGTTTTGGGTGATTTTAAGCGTGGCTATAAGATTATTGATCGGATATCCATTTCTATCACTCGAGACAACTTAACCCAAGCCTCAAGCGGAAAATGCCGTTTTACTGCACGTAAAAGGGTAGGCGGACAAGTAGTTTTGGCCGAAGCGATCAGAAAACTCAAGATCGCCACTTCATAAGGGGTGATCGTCATGAGTGAATATAATGTAAAAAACTATCAGGAGCAAGGCGGGGATCGCTGGGTAATTGGTGGAGAAATTGACATTCTTTCCGATGGTGCTTTGAAAATTGCCGGAACAGCCCTGTCAAAATCGGCTGCTCAACTCAATGCCGCTCCAGTTCGGATTATCAGTTATGAAGTTGAAAATTTAGCCGCTGACGGCGATATTTCCAACCGCCCCATTTTCTACGTTCCAACCGGATATAAGTTGACCCTAACCGACATTCTGCTTCTTTCCCAGGGAACGGCGGCAAGCGTTGACAATGATAATACTTCGGTTGTCGATGTATTGAGCGGATCGAAAAGCATAGCAACGGCAACTTTCAACGCTTCGGTTGGTTTTCCGGCAATTGCTACCGCTACCAGTTTAGGGGCGTTATCAACCTATAAAACGCTGGTTGCCGGTGACGTGGTGAAACTATCAGTCACTAACGGGTCAACCGCTGATATTCCGGGATTTGTATTAGAACTCATTGGAACAATAGAGACCGCATAAGAGGTGAACTAAATGAGAGACCTTTACCATAATATAGCTGTTGTACAACTCATGGCCCCTGTAGATATTACTACAAACGACACTTACAGCTCAATTGTCGATCTACAGGATTTTGAACAATGTGATATTATCGTCAACCTTGGAGTGTGTACCGGTGCAACCGGAAATACCTATGTGACACCAGTTTTACAAGAATCCGACAGCCTAACTGAGGCTGATTTCAGCGCCGTTGATTCCGATGATTACCTCAGTGGTTTTTCCAAAGTAGATGATGTAGCTGAAGATAACACCATTCAACGTGTTGGGTATGTTGGGAGCAAGCGCTACTTGAGGGTTTTAATGGATGTCACCTCAACTATGACCAACGTTCCGGTGTCTATTACTGCTATTTTGTCTGGAGCACGCCATAATCCTCCGACTGCTCCAACCGCTTTAGCTACCACAGGATAAGCTAATGAAAGTTCAAATGCTCGTATCCAAGAAGGGTTCTCCTGATGGGATACGAGTTTTCTTGTATGAATCGGGGAAGGAATACAACCTCCCCGATCGTTTAGCTAACATTTTCATCACTGAAGGGTGGGCCGAAAGTGTGATTGAACACGAACCCACCCCTCAGTATGAAACCAAAATAATCAAGCCCTCACGGAAGAAGGGCGGTGGAAAATGAAAATAGGAACCGGAATCTATAAAGAGCCTTTGTATGATAGTGTGGTGGTCACCTGTGCAACCGGTGAGCCAACGGTCAATGCCATTACGGTTGATACTGATAAACGCTGGTTTATCCATGCTTTAGGAATTACCTGTGACATCACTATTGATTACGTTAAATTTGACGGAAACAGTATCGGTCTTACTGCAACTGCAACTCTGGATGAAATCTTTGGAAAAGATTTACCGGCCGATGATTCAATTCAAGTTGCCTGTGTCACCAATGATGGCGAAGACGAAAAAACCTTAACCGTTGAGTTGAAAGGGTACAAGGTAGCCAAATGATCACATCTAAAGACGAACTCAAACCATTCCTCGATATTGAGCTTTCCGATACCGATAATGACACTCTTATCCATTCGGTGTTGAAGGCGGCTGACAGTAAAGTAAAAAATTATCTCCGTTACAATCCTGAAGCAGTTGTCACCACTTCAGAGGAGAAATGGGTTTATAAAAGCCGGTTTGTTCCTTTAGATCATGGGCCGATTACCACTATTGTTTCAATTACTGATAGCAATGGCGTAGCCTATGAAACCGATGAATACCGGATAGCCGAGAAGGGAATTGTTGAGTTTTTAGGTGCTCTTTCTGCAACTACCATTAATGTAACTTATTCCGGCGGATACGGTGAAAACGATATGCCGGAAGACTTGAAACTGGCGGTTTGGGTGATCGCTGAAAGCCTTTACAACCGTAGAGGAAGTTTCGGGGCAAAGAAAGAAAGTATTTTCTCCTATTCAATTGACTATCATGATGACATCCCACCTGATGCGAAAGCGATTTTAAACGACTACCGGAGGGTGCTTCTTTGATTTTTAATGAAACCGTTTCAGAATATTCCGCAACTGTCACAGTTGATAAATATGGAATCCCTTCAAATACCTACGCTCTGGTTAAAACCTACAAAGTTTACTGGGAATCGATCGGAAGCGAAATTGCCCTCCGGCAATACGGATATAAGGGAGACGTAAACTACCGGATGATTTCTACCTTTGCCCCGACTGTTGGAAATTATGTTAAATATGAGAATGAATATTATTTAATCGTTCGGGTGATAACCACAAAACCGAGAAGGAGAATCCATCATTACGAAACCTTGCTCACCATCTACCGGCCATGATCAAAATTAAGGTGAAGGGTTTAGACAAGGTTCTCTTGGAAATCGACAAATGGCAAAAGGAGACTGAGAGAGTTTTAGATAATGCAGTCTTAGAATCGGCGGTTTATACCAAAGACGAAGCGGTCAAGCTTATTTCAAGGAAATATCCCGAGGGCGCAGTTGATACTGGAATTTTAAAAAGTTCATTGAGCTACCAGAAAGACCCGATACGGCCTCATGTGTACCGAGTAGGGGCTATCGGGAGAAATGCTGACATTGCCAACCGCTACGCTAAAGCAGTTGAAGTGGGAAGACGACCGGGAACCATGCCTCCGGTTGGAGATTCTCCACAGGAAGGTTTATGGCGGTGGGTTATGCGACATAGCTGGTATAATCCGGCCTCGGTAAAAAGAGGCGGGAACCCATCGGCTTTTCAACTTTCACGAAACAAAGAAAAAAGAATCAAACAGGCTAAATCGATCGCCTTTTTAATTGCCAGAAAGATTAAAGAAAAGGGAACCAAGCCTCGACCGTATCTTATCCCAGCTTATAACAAAGGTGTTGTTTACCTCATACAAAAAATGGATAACGCGCTGACATGAAAAAAGTCAAAGAAGCAGTTTATAACTCACTCACCACAGACGCAACCTTAACCTCGCTGTTGGGAACCGGATACCGGGTGTTTTCCTTCTGGCCTGAAGTTCTATCAGAATACCCCTCGATCACCTTCTTTGAGGTTTCTACAATCAGAGAACCAGCCCGTGACATCTGGCGCTCAACCTATCAAATAGACGTTTGGGGGAAACCTCAAGACGATGTGGATTCAATCGCTGAAAGAATCATTAAGCTTTTTGACGGTCAAACCTTAAGTTTAGGAACGGTTGATAACTGTTTTGGTGGAAGGGTTGAAAACATTGGTGAGGATTCTGACGGTGAAATTAAACGAAGAATTATTGACGTAACATTTTTCTCTTTACTATAGCACAGGAGGCAGAAATAAATGGCCTACACAACAAATGCAGATGATCTGTTATTAGGAACCGGCAGGCTTGAATTTGCCGGAAATGATTTAGGATATTTTGAAGGGGCAACCCTTTCTATAACTCGTGAAGAATTAGAACACCTATCGGGATGGCCGAGACGGCCGGATGCAACGGTTATTACTGCTCAGTCGGCTACCTTTAGTGCAACCTTGCATGAATTCAATTGGGCAAATTTGGAAGCCGCTTTAGGCGTAGCCTCAAGTGATGGGAAAATCACTTTTGGAAACCTATCGGCCGTTACTGACGCAACTTTGGAATTGTGGATACCCAAGAAAGACGCTCAAGATGGCAGTTTGGTTATCCATCTTTACAAGGCTCAAATTTCGCAAGGATTTGATATTTCTTTCAGTGATACCGAATGGCAGGGGTTGCCAGTAAGTTTTAAAGCTCTGGCCGATCCTTCTAATTCGTATGCTTTAGGGTATGTGTTGTTAACCACGACAACTTGTGTAGCATAACGGGAGCGGAGTAAAACTCTCCGCTCTTTTTTATTTGGAGGAGAAATGAAAAAAACGAGGGTATTAATCGCTTCACCAATTCGACAGAAACCGAACATTTTAAAAGAATTTTTACAATCCTTATCTGAACTCGATCACGGTGATTTACAGGTTGACTATTTCTTTGTTGACGACAACGAAGCGTCTCAATCCTGGTATCAGTTACAGGAGTTTAAACGTGAAGGATGTAACGTTCATATTGAAACTGTATCCGAGACGAAAACCGCTTGGAAGTGCGACAACGAAACCCATCATTGGAATCGTGAAACAGTTGATCGAGTTACACGACATAAAAACAAACAAATTCAATATGCCTTAAAGAATAAATACGATTATATCTTTTTCTTAGATTCTGATTTAGTTTTACATCCCAATACCCTTTTACACTTACTTAGCTTAGACCTCGATATTGTTTCAGAAATTTTCTGGACTCAATGGACGAAAGACACTGCAGAACTCCCCAATATTTGGAAGTATGATAATTATATTTTTGACATCTATGAAATTGGAAGAAAAACGCAAGAAGAATCATTACAAAGTTCTATCCAATGGGTGAATCAACTTAGAGTCCCAGGAGTGTATGATGTCGGGGGTTTGGGAGCTTGTACGCTCATTAAAAGAAGGGTATTAGAACAGGGAGTTGATTTTAGCCGAATCTCCAATATCAGCTTTGCCGGTGAAGACCGCCATTTTTGCATTCGGGCAGTAGTTCACGGGTTCAGGCTTAAAGTAGATACCCATTATCCTTGTTTTCATATTTACCGAGAAGAATACTTGCCGAACGTTGAAAAATGGAAAGAACGAAACCGAATTTGGGATAAAAGAATTGTCAAACCTCAAGGAAATAAATTGTGTCTTACAATGCTGGTTCGCAATGAAGCCAATCGTTATTTGCGAGAAGTTTTGGAATCAGCTAAAAAATATATTCATTGTGCGGTCATTTTGGATGATGCCTCCGAAGATGATACCGTCAAAGTATGCCGGGAAGTCCTAAACGATATACCATTAAACCTTGTATCAAATCAAATACCTGGATTTAGTAATGAAATAGCCTTACGGAAACAACTCTGGAACTTAGCCTTAGAATCGAAAGCAGAATGGTTTTTACTTTTAGACGCTGATGAAATCTTTGAACCGAAAGCAGAAATTGAAACACCAAAACTCCTTAACCAAACTTACTGTGATACCTGGACTTTCCGGCTCTATGACATGTGGGATGAAAGCCATTATCGAGAAGATCATCTCTGGAATGCCCATCTCACTTATCGACCCTTCTTAATCCGCTATCAGCCGAATTTTGAATATCAGTGGAATGAGACGCCCTTGCACTGTGGACGAATGCCAGTGAATGTTACTTATTTACCGACTTATAGAAGCGATCTAAAAATCAAACATTTAGGCTGGATGACAAAAGAAGATCGAATCAAGAAATACTTTTTCTATGCCGAGCGTGACCCAAAGGGAGAGTGGGGAATACCGGCTCAATATCAATCAATTTTAGATAAAAATCCACGATTAAAATTATGGGAGGAGTAGATGAATAATATCAAAACGTGTTTTTGTGTAGGCCCTGAAAATTGCAAAGACGTTGATTGCCCAATTGTAAGAGAATATTTAATTCAATTAGGAATAATGCAAAGAAAAGATGTAGTTATGGACGAAAAAAAATATAAAGAATGGCTCAATAGGGCTATATCTATTAACTGTTCAGCGAATGCTTATGTTACAGGATAGACCCTTTGGAGATAGGGCATTTCACGGTGACGAGTATCTTCTCCGGTTAGTGGATTGTCTTATATCTGGATGTAATCTTTTTGTTGAAACCGGAACCCATCGAGGAGATACTTTGGCTTATGTTGTTCACAATTACCCTCATTGTTATTCAATAGGATGTGAGCCGAACAGAGAATATACAAAAGAGGCTATAGCAAAAATTAAAGAAAAGGAAAATTTTTATATTGCCCTTGTTACGTCTCAAGAATTTTTACCATTTTTAGGCTTTGCAGAAATTCAAGACCAAAAAAACTTATTTTGGTTAGACGCTCACGGTCATGGTTTTGATTGGCCGTTAGCTTTTGAAGTAGAGTTTATCACCTATCACTACAATAAATCCTTTATCCTCATTGATGACTTTCAGGTTCCTGGAAAACCGCAGTTTTCCTACGACATCAGTACTGGGCGAGAGTGTTCCTACCAGACCATAAAACAGCACATTAAGAACGGGTATCAGGTCTATTATCCGGCTTACACTGAGAGAACCTCGAAAACTATGAATTTAGTTGGGTGGGGATTGTTGGTAAAGGATTGGGAGGTACCCGAGGAGTTAAAAGATATTCTATGTTGACTTCACGCTTTTTTACCACCTCAGACGAACACGTTGATACCTTTGTTTATCCTATCCCTGAACTATGGTGGTCCCGAATTTATGAGTACCCCTGGGCCGGTCATTTTGCTGAACCCCATCATGTGGCTTTAGATGCCGGTTGCGGAATTGAACATCCGTTTAAATTTGCATTAGCCGGAGTATGTAAACAGGTTCACGCCTGTGATATTGACCCAAATATCATTAATGAAAAATTCATAATCGAGACCGTAAAAAATGGATTTAACTTTGACGTAACCGAATTAAACGGAAATATTTATTATAAAATCTGTGACCTTGGGAATCTTGACTATCCCGATCATTCTTTCGATCGAGTGTTTTGTATTTCAGTTTTAGAACATTGTCATACTTCAAAATATTTATCCATCTTAAAGGAGTTCAAGCGAGTATTAAAAGAGGATGGATTAATTATTCTCACCTTTGATGTTCCTACTCATAACCTGTTAGGATTACTTCCTCAGCTTATGGGAGAAACAGGGTTGACCTTTGCCGGAGGGTTTAATAACCAGAAGCCGGAAAATGCCATATATGGCGTGGGGTTAAATGTGTTTAGAGCGGTATTAAAATATGAGCTATAAAGAAGCCTGGGACAATTACTATCGGGCCGGTTATACTTCAGGAGCCGGCAGTTATGGAGCATTAGCTAATTTTAAAGCTCAAATGATTAATGAATTTATCGCTGACCATGGGATTCAAACCGTTCTTGATATTGGATGCGGAGATGGAAACCAACTCTCACTTTTAAACTGTCCAGAATATATCGGGGTGGACGTTTCACCAACCATTATAGAACTTTGCAAAAAAAAATTCAGTTCAGATCCTACCAAACATTTTAGCCTTTATGGCCCCAATGGAAAAAACGACCTCCCCGAATGTGATTTAGTTCTTTGTTTGGATGTTTTGTATCACATTATCCCTGAAGAAGACTTTAATCAAACCCTTGATGATATTTTCTCCTATGCCAAAAAGGGAGTAATTCTCTATACCGTATTATTGGATATTGGCACGAAAAACGAACATATCTATACCCGCAATACCATTCAATATCTTGAAAACTATCCCGACTGGGAAATCTGGAAAATCATTTATCAAAAATACCCGAAAAAATCAGGAGCCGATTTTCTCATTTTAAAACCATGCCAAAGATAACTTTAAAAATGCACATCAAAAATGAAGCTGATCGTTATTTAATCCCCATGCTCAAATCAGCACGAGAATATATTGATGAAGCGGTTATTTTAGACGACCACTCAACCGATAACAGCGTTGAAATTGTTCGAGAATTATTAAAGGGTATTCCTCTGGTCCTTGAGTTTTACCCTGATACCTTTTTTTTGAATCCAACCTTCACAATAAATTAATGGAGATGGTCATTCCTACTAAACCGGAATGGATATTGTGTTTGGATGCCGATGAAATTTTAGAGAAAAGAGCGAAATATGACCTTAGAAAGCAGTTAGAAGAAAACAATCATTGTACTTGCATTTGTTTTCACCAGTTTGAAATGTGGGATGAGGTCCATTACCGGACTGATAACGTCTGGGGCAAAACTCCAAAGGGCTGGGTGTATCGGGGGTTTAAGTATGAGGAAGGCAAAAAATACTGGTGGCATCCCATGGGGCACCATGTGGAGCGGATACCGGATGGAATAAAAGGGAAGAATGAATTTCATTCTGACATTCGGTTGAAACACTACGGGTGGATTAAAAACAAAGAAGAGAAATTAAAGCGGTACAAAGAACATTTTGAACATTACAAGTTTGGATATTTTCCACATATTTGGAACACCTTGCTGGATAAAAACCCAACTTTAGAATTATTTGAGGAGGAGTAATGAAACTACCAACCATATCTTTCTGTTTAATTTCCAAAAACGAAGAGAAAAATATCAAGGAATGTATCGAAAAAGTTAAACCAGCTGTTGATGAAATTATCGTTTTAGATACCGGCTCAACTGATAATACGGTCAAAATAGCCGAGGAATTAGAAGCTAAAATTGGCCATTACGATTGGAATGATAATTTTTCTGAAGCCAGAAATACTGCAATTGAGATGGCAACCAAAGACTGGATCCTCTTTCTCGACTGCGATGAACGGTTAGAAGCTGAAGACCTGGCACTTTTGAAGAAAACTATTGCTAATTATGGCGAGGAGTATGTTGCTGTTCAGCAACCGATTAATTCAGTTACTGATGGCGGAGGGATAACTTCTTATCGGGTAACTCTATTTAAACGAGATCCACGAATCCGCTATCGGGGAAGAGTCCATGAAACTGTTTCCGATTCGATCAATGAGTTTAAAGGGAAGTTCCTCAAAGTTGATGTGCCGGTTATTCATTTAGGTTATCGAGATAAAAATAGCCTGATTGATAAAGCGATTAACCGGAATTATAAGATTCTCAAGGAAGAACACGAAAAAGACCCGAATAATGTTGGTGTTACTATTTATTTAGCAAAAACTGAACTTTCGGTTTTAAACAATCCTCAGAACGCTAAAAAGTATTTAGAGGAAGTTTTGCCGAGAGAAAATGATATGTCGGTTCCTCAGAAAACCGAAATGCACTTTTTACTTGGTTACGTGAATTATCTTTTAAAGGACGAAGAAAAAATGCTAGGTCACTGGGGGAAGGTTTTAGAACTTGATCCGAAGTTTCCTGATGTGTATTGGGTATGCGGTCGATACTTTTATGATGAAAAACAATTTGGAACCGCTTTAGCTTTCTTTGAACAAACTATTCGTACCAACGGTCATTTTGCACAATCTCAGGTGGTCAATTTCTCCTACAGAAGAAAAGACCTCTATACTTTCTTAGAGGAATGTTCCGCTAAGACTGGAGAATTTGTGAAAGCTATCGCATGGAAGTATAAAGAAAAACAGGAGGAGAAGAAAAAAAATGAGCAAAAAATCAGTGCTTGAAAAAGAACTTCCCGGAAAAGTAATCGAATTAAACGGAAAAGAATATGAAGTCACCCGATTGACTAAAAAAGGATTATTCCAATTAGCTCGGTTTATCGGGAAACTTCAAGCGGTCGTTGATCTCTCTAAGTTTTCTGAACTCATTGCTAAAGAGAGCGAGGAAAATATCGCTGTTTATTTGATTGAAAGACTACTGGCTGGACTCCCTTTTTGCGAAGATGAATTTACTGTTTTAATGATGTATGTTTTAAAAGATAAAGATGGTGTTCCACCAACCAAAGAACAGATTGACAATATGGATGTTGATACCTTAGAAACCCTCATTAAAATATTTATTTCTCAACAGGATATGGGGGAATTGATGAAGCGTTTTTTTACCCTCATGACTCAAGCGTTAGCCTCGATGAAATAAACGAGAGTGAGATTATTCTTTTAGACCTCTTTTTTCAATACGGCTGGACCTTAGAACAATACCTCAACACCCCTTACGATTTGATTGAAGACTTGGCAAAGCGAATCATCAACCGGCAAAAAGAAAACGTCTGGAAAATGGCATTGGCCTTTAACGACCCTCGAAGACTCCACGAAATACTCTTTGGAAAAACCAAAACTGACGACCATGATACGATACGGAACCTTAAAAAAATGGGCTTTATAATGAAGGAGCAATAATGGCAGACAAACAATTTTTCGTTGAATTAGGGTTAGTCACCAAAGAGCTTGTCAACGAATTAAATAAAAGCAAACAACATTTGAAGCAGTTTGGTTCCGAGGTTAAAAATACCTTTGAAACCGCTGGCGGTTCTTGGAAGCAGTTGACTGATGGAACGGTCCTATTTAAGGCCAAAGGCTCTGACGCTTTTATCACCGTTTCACGTCATGTCAAGACTTTCAAAGAAAGTTTGGCCGGAGTTGGGGCATTCCTGCAAAAATATTCCACTCAGTTTATTGCCATGGGTGGGGTTATAACCGGAGCCTTAACCGCTACCATTTATCAAGCCGCTGAAGCTGGAGACCGTTTAGACGACCTCTCAAAATCAACCGGAATTACAGCTACTGAATTATCACGTTTGGGTTATGCCGCTGAGCAAAATGGAGCCAGCTTAGATCAGATGGCCAATGGGCTAAAGGTGTTATATGCCCGAATGGGAGACGCTCGAAGCGGTTTAAAAGAAGCTCAAGACGCTTTTAATTTGCTCGGTGTCTCGTGGGAAAGGTTAGACGGTTCTCTTAAAAGCGGTTCCGAGATTATTCCTGAAATTGCCGAGAAAATCTCTTTAATGAGGAATGAAACCGAGCAGTCGGCTTTAGCTTCAGAACTGTTTGGAAGGCGTGCCGGTCCTGACCTTCTCCCTATGCTTCAATTGGGGGCCGGAGGCATTCGAGACTTGGCCGAAGAAGCCGATCGGCTTGGTATTACTATGGATTCGGTTCAGGCTAAAACCCTGGGAGATTTTAACGATGCTCTCACTGCTCTAAAAGGCTCGATGACCGGACTTCTTCGGACAGCCATTATTCCTTTAGTTGAATCCCTTAAACCTTTTGTTGAACGGCTAACTGAAACCGCCGGAGCGATTCGCAAGTGGAGCGATGAACATAAAACTTTATCCGAATGGCTAATGAAGTTGGTTGGCGGCGGTGGGCTGTTATTACTTTTTGTTGGAACCGTAGCCAAGATTATCCCAATGCTAACTCAATTTAAAGCTCTCATAGGAGGGATTAGTTCATCTGCTGGTATTGCGGCCAGCTCTTTAGGGTTAGTTGCTGCTGGGACGGCTGTTTTATATGGCCTCTATGCAAAATTGTATTCTCAAGTTGATTCGGTAAACCAAAAAACCAGAGAATTTATGGGGTTGTTGTCGGAATTAGATTCAATGACCCTTGACCAAATTCAAGCTGAAATTGACGCAATTGTTCAACAATTAACTATTCTGAATGCGATTCAACAAAACGCTGGAAAGTTAGATCGGATGTTTGCTCAAATTGGAACCGCTGGAGGGCCGATTGGCTCGCTGATGGCATGGTTTACAAAAGAGCAGATGTTAGGAAATACTGAAAAGGACATTGCCGACTTAGAAAGTATTTTAGAACAGTTGAGAAAAATTGGGGAAGAAAAGAAAAAAGCTGGAGAAATAACAGGGCCGGTTATAACCGAAGCCTCTTTTAACGAGCAAATGAACTATTTAAAAACTCTTCTGGATTTCGGCAAACTCACCTCAAAACAGTACGTTCAAGTTTTAGAACAGATGATGATGAATGAAAAACTTACTGCTGAGGAAAAGAAAGCCATTGAACAGGAAATTTTGACAACTCGTTTATCTTTGTATAAAGAAGCAGTCAAGGGGCAAGAACAGGCTTCAAAACAGATGACCGATATTGAGAATAAAAGAAAAGACTTGACCATTCAGGGGCTAAAAGATACCCAAAAAGCCTATAAAGATTATCAATCCTCAATTATTAATTATGCCAATCAATTAAGAAGCCAATTTAAAAGGTCTTTAGATATTGGGGTTATCAGTAGCACCAGAGATGCCGAGAATTTCATCAATAATGTTTTAGGGGAATTAGCCAGCAAACGAGCCAATATCATTGAAGGCAATATTGAAGAAATAAAAGAAATTGAACGGTCTGGAGCCGAGGAAAGACTAAATATCCAAAAAGAACTTTCCGACAATTTAATAAGTCTTGAAGAAGAAACTCAGGATAAAATCGCCAGCATCAAGGATCGAAAATTAAGCATTGAAAAAAGCACTCGTGGCAAAATGATGGAACAGCTTTCAAAGTATGTTGCATTCGATAAGCTGTTGGCCATGAGCTTTAAAGATTTAGTATTAACGTACGAGCGCTATAAAAAAGATATTATTGCCGGAACGCCAGGAAAAGTTGGTGTTGATACCCTTCAGGCTCAACTTGCAAGAGAAAAATATGAACGAACACAAACTTTAGGTGTTTCTGATATTGCAGAACAGCTTGATGAATATCGAAGTTTGATTGAAGAAGAAATTCGGCTTGAAGAAGAAAAACAGAGACGAATCAAAGAAATTAAAGACAAATATCAAACCGATATTAGCACTTCTATAGAAGCAGAACGAAAGCAGGTTCAAGAGCTGTCTCAGACAATGCTTACTGAAATAGATACAACCACAACTGCAATTCAAGAAGAATTACAGGGTTTGTCTCAAACTTGGTTGAAGGCTCAAAACGAAATAGCGAACAATTTAAAAAACCAAAATAAAGCTTTAACCTCTGAATATTCCCAAGCCCTTACCGATTATCAAAAATTTTCTTCTGATTTAGCTTCTGTTTCAAAAGCTACCTTTGAAACCATGCCGAATTTAGCCGATATGTTTCCCCCCGAAATAGCATCTAATATTAACAGCATGGGGAAAGAAACCGCAAATTTATCCGTTACTTTTGATACTTATCTCCCACGCATGATTCAAAGTACCTCTGATTTTTCAGGTTTGGTCAAAGGGCACATGAACCAATTAAAAGAATCGGTTCAAAACAGTGTTTCAGCCGTAAACCAGTTAGCCGAGGCAATCAATAATTTAAGAAGCAAAGAGATCACTATCAAAGTAAATTTTGCCGGCTCAGGAATTACCGGTTTGGGTATGGGAGCAAATAAAGAAGCGGTTGAGGGTTTATCTACCGCTGACCAATCACGATTACTTCGAGCTCTGGACTTAGCCTCACTACAGGGGACACTTTAAATGGCCAATATTACAAAAGTGCAAGCAACCGTATCCGTGAATGGAACCTCCTATTCTTTTGAACCAGAAACCATTCTGGTTTATGATAATCCCATTTGCCAGTATGAACGAGCGGTGGATGGAACTATGACTTGTACCCACTTTGTCACCAAAAAAGTTATCGACATTACCGATTGGAAAAGTACCGATGAATTTGTTTCCTTATTGTCGGTTATTTCGGCAGTTACTACTATTGAATATATTCACTCTACTTTAGCCGCAGGAACTGAGACTTGGACGGAAAGCGAAGCTATTTCAGTGTATGTTATTCATCCCATAGAATACCAAGAAACCGATGGACGATACCGATTTAGTTTTAGGATGGAACAAGAATGAGAGCAACGGTTAATATTACTGCTCAGGCTGAAGCAGTTCCCTGTTCAATCAAAACCACCGGAACTGAATTAGACTGCCAATTTACTGGATCATCAATAGTCCCCTTTTTTACTCAATCAGAAAAAATTGAAGTTGTAGTAAAATGCAACGGAACAGCAGTAACTTCAAAAATTACCTTTATTGATATTGATTTATCGGTAAACCAGGTTGGTATATGCACTTTAAGCTCACCTAACGTTTCAGGTTTTAAAGTCAATGATGTTATTGAAGTTGAATTTACCATTACTGGTTATGGACAAGTAAAAGTCTTTTATGGATATATCGATCGAATTGAGAAGAACTATTTAAATCAGGGCCAGATTATCTGTGCTGATATTTTGCGAGACTTGCGAGATGGAGTACTCACTCAGATTATTTCAGAGTTTATTCCTGAAACCCGATCGAATTATATTGGAGTGGTTTTTTCAACTCAACCTGTCTTACCTTTTCTCCTTTCCGATTATTCAATCAATACTACCATTGAAGACACTCATCGGGAATTGTCGTTTGGAAATGCCAATAAATTAACCATTCTTCAAAAGCTGGCTGAAGAATATAATCTGGTGTTTTGGGTCGATTATCAAAACAACAAAGTGGTTTTTAAAACGGTTGACAGTTCCGATACATTTCTTTTGCCCTTGGAACATTCCTTCACGATAACCGATCGTTCAAAGGCGAATACTGGGGTGAAGGTTATTTATGAATATCATGATGAACAATTGCCGGAAGAACGAATTGAACGGAATTATGCCGAATCTGGGGGAAATTCGATTTCGACCTATTCAAAATATTTGGGCGGAACCTTAATTTATGAATCTGAAATAACCCTTGGATTTCGAACGTCAGGCATATTGTCATGGTGGGACCAAATCGGTTCACGAACCTTTTACGCTTCAGTAGGTGAAAATCGAATCACGTTTACAACTGTGAATTCCGGTTACAGGAATATCAGCGAAAACATCACCGTATTTGGAACTATTTCTAAGACCGTTGAAACTCAAATTGGAGATGAAAATTTAAGAATAATTAGCCGATCCATATCTAATTATGGTTTTAAAGAAATTTATGGTGTCGATGCTTTTGTTGAAATCTCACGAATATGGGAACGCTGGAATTGGGACGCTAAAACTTATACCTATTACGAATACGGTTGGAGCAATATATACGGAGTGGATACCTTTACTGTCATTGACAATAAAATTCAAAGAACGGGAGAAGATGAATTTATCTCCATCCCCACCTCAGACATTAAAACCGATGAGAAAATGGTTTTAGTAGGGTCTGAAGAAAACCCGATCTACGTTTATACTTCTTACATTTCCTATGAAGATGAAGCCAAAGCCTTGGCCGACTGGTTAGCTCAAACTGAATTACAGGGGAAAGAAATCAATATTGACATTCGGAAAATTATTCCCACCTTAAAGCCAGGAAATTATGTTACTTCGAATGATTTTGATGGATCATGTTTTATTGAAACGGTGAATTATCAATACGATCTAAAAAACAGAAACTGTTCAACTTCAATTTCAGGAGTTTTATTAAATGTATAGAACGATTCGGAAATATCTCAGTGAGAAGCGAGAACAAAAAGAGATTGTTAGTGGGAAAGTCATTTCCAAAGATATTTTTGGAAGGGTAACAGTTCAGACTACTACCGGAACATTTAAGGCCGTTGATTTGCGAGGCAAAGGAACGGCAAGTGTTATGATTAATAATACCGCTCAAAACCAAAACGAATTTTCAGTTATTGCCGGCAATCAGGAAAGAAACATTATGCAGCCAACTTATTATGATTTGCCTGTAATTTCAAAAACTTCAAAAACAGGAAAATATATTGTGTTGCCAAATTCTTCTTGGGATTTATTCGGTTTAATGTCTTTAAGTGACTATTCAATAAATTTTAATTTTGACCCACTTCAAGGAGGAAAATATAATTTACAAAATAATGTTGCCTGTTCAATTAATAAAGATCAATATTTTATGCTCGTATTTGATAATAATAATAATTTAATTGGTTTGATTGTTTCAAAGGAGGGTGAAATATTAAATAAAAAAACATTAACTGACCAGCAATTGAGTGAGGGGAATTGCTTAAAAAGTATAGATGGAGGGAAAATAAGATTCCCAATTTCTACATTTAAAGAACCCAGTTCCTGGTGGTTAAATGTTTATGAAGTTGATTTATCGAATTTGAATTTCTCTTTTTTAGCAAAGGTTGAATCATATTATGACTCTATGTTTAACACTTGGCGAGATTTTATTATTGAAAGCAATGCCAACGTCTATTCAGGAAATGACTATCTGAAGATTTATGATCTCGATGGTGGGTTAATTCATACTTTTTCTAATTGTAAAGTGGATATTGAAACTCCTAATGAAGATTTTTGTTATTGGAAAGATTACTTTTCATTTGTTGGTTATTCTCAAACGTATGATTTATGCCGTTTTGGTGCTGTGGATAAAGATGGAAATGTTTTTGATAAAACATTTGAAGAAGAGCTATCGGATGCTTTTGCACCAATAATAAATGATGGCTATGCTTGGGTAATGTTTCAAAGAGGTGATGAATTTGGCCTTTTTAATGGGAATAAATGGAGAATTAAAAAATATACAAAATCGGGGGCTTCTTGGACAGAATCGGCAGAGGCTATTTTTGAATTTGGTGAAGACTATACTATGAGCAGTTATCCTGGAACTCAAATGAGTGGTGCTCCTTTTTTCCTCTACGATGGAAAATTATATACGGTTGCAAAAGATTTTTATGGGACTTCATCGGTTTTATTAGAATTAAATTTTTCTGGAGAAAGCATTAAAGAAATAATTTCTTGGGTATCTAACAAAACAGGAGATATAGATATATATTATGACGGAATTTTAATTTCTGATATTTATGGTGGTTCTGCTGGTACTGTTGTTGATTTAAACTCTGGAAGCGTATCAAAAACTAACTTAGGTATAAATGCTGGTGGTCATTATAATTGGGCGAATGTATATGATGACTTAAATCATGGAGAAAATATATGAGTTTGCCTTATTTAGAAATTCGAGATTCATTAAACGTACCCATTACTCTTTTGGCCTTTGGAACCATCCTCGGCGGACAGTATTCCGATATGCAGACTATTCGAATCTGGAACGATTACGGCTCAACGTATAATTCCGATACCGCTTCTAACGTGGGACTGAGAGTAGCAAACGAAGACGGTGAAGAAGCCGGGGATTTAGTTGAAAACTGCTGGTTGGAATATAAAGTTGGAGAAACAGTTGATACGGCCGACCCTTCTTTAATTGAAACAGCCTGGAAACCGCTGGGAAAAAATTTTTATGCTGAATTGAATAATATTCAGAAAAACACCTTTCGGACGGTATATTTACGTTTGCGCTCACCCTTAGGCGTTTCTTCAAGCTCTTATACCTTCCACCTTTCCCCCTTTTATGGAGCTCAAATTTCTTATGTTGATGAACTTTTAGCCGAACTGGCTGGAAGTGGAATTGTCAATTATCAGGGGAATGAAGATATATCAGGATTTCGATGGGGTTATGATATAACCGCCTTAGACCTTCCAACGGTAGCGATAGCAGAAGGTGAAGCCCTATTTTCTGGCGATTATCTTTTAACTGATTTAACCGTTGTTACTTTCGACCAGTTAGACGGTTCAAGCGCAACCTTGGAAAGTGGAGAAAGCTATTATGCGGTTATCTCTTTAAAAGATGATGGAACTTTTACTCTCACCAAAGGCAATAAGGCCACCTCACCGACCATTCCCAACGAACCAACCGGAGAATTGAAACTGGCTGAAGTGTTGGTTGGTTATACTTCCGGCAGTACTGAAATTTCTGACAGCGATATTGATTGGCAGGTTGAATATGCTGAATTTGGCGGCTATGTGGCAAGTTCAGTAAGTTTTGAAGTGGGTTATGGCGATGCTTTAATTGGGAACCGATACATTGAGACCTCCAGTAAATCTGAATTAACTTTAAACGACAATACTACCAATTACATTTATCTCACTGAGGATGGTTATGTATCCTGTGTTACTGAAGAACCTACCGATGGGCTTATGCTCTATAAGGTGGTTATGGTTTCCGAAGAGGCAACCGTTTATGATCGAAGAAAGTTTATCGAAGCTTCTGGTGATCGACTGGTTTTAGAAGTAGAAAATAATTCGGGAAACGATCTAAATAAAAGCGATGTTGTTATCTGGAGCGGAGAATTAGCCGTTTCTCATGCAACCATTGCCGGAGATACTAAATGGGCTGGAATTCTTTTACAAGATATTCCAGATGGAGAAAAAGGTTGGATTTGTCATAAAGGTTTGGTTTTAGCAAATGTTTCTGGAGCAACCAACCCAGGCGATCATTTAAAAACTGATGAATCAGCCGGATACTTGACCCCTGAAGGCTCACCAAATGCTTATGAACGAGTAGGAATTGCACAGGGGACAATAAGTTCTGGAGTAAAGAAAATTTACGCACTATTATAGGAGGCATTTAAATGGAAACAGGGGAATTATCAAATGCTGGAGCTGATGTAGCACTGAACACTTTATTCCGAACCGATACCATGTATTTAGGTTTGGCGACCGCAACTATTGACGACACGACAACTTTAGCTACAGTTGTTGAAGAAGATGATACTAATTACGAAAGAAAAACCATTTCTTTTAATGCGCCGGCTGATGTCGGCGGAAAGCAAACCATAAAAAATAGCGGAGCTGTGGCTTTTGATGCTTGGGCGGAAAACGCTTCATCCGCCATTACCTGGGCGTTTATTACTACGTTAGCAACTTTAGCAGAAGGAAATATTATTGCTTATTTTGCTCTACCTACCGCTAAACAACCAGCGGCTGGAGAAACCCTCACTATTCCAGATCAGGGTTGCACTTTTGATATTGACTAATGGCACGATACGGTGAGTTTCGTTATGGACAGTACCGCTACGGAGAGCCGACAACCGGAGCGGATCATGAAATATCATTAGAAGGTTCAGCCCTCACTTCTGGACAGCTTTCCGCACTGCTGGGTTATGTCTCTCAAATTTCTGGATCAAGCCTATCTTCTGGAACCATCGCCGCTTTCCGACAGCTTCTTTTTGAAATAGCCGGTAACGGAATAAGCTCTGGGAATATAGCTGGACTGTTAAACCTTGTTTCCGAGATTACGGGAGAATCAATATCTTCAGGAACGATTGAGGCGATTAGTGGATTAATCGGTTTTCTTTCTGGAAGTTCTTTATCTTCTGGAGAAATATCAACCCTTCTCAATCTTTTATCTGAATTAGTTGGATCAGGAGCCTCACGTGGAAGTATTGAAGCCGCTATCGGAAAGATATTTGAGGTTTCAGGAAGCGCTGAAAGTTCGGGAACGATTGAAGCGGTACTTGGATACATCGCTGAATTATTAGGAAGCGCTGAAAGTTCCGGGGATATTGAGGTAATTACTGGGAAAGTTTTCTCCCTCTCCGGCTCAAGCGTTTCCTCTGGTACTATTTCCGCATTACTTCAACTTTCAACTCTCCTTTCAGGATCAGGATTGACCAATGGTGAGATTACAACTCTCATTGATTATCTCTCTGAACTTTCAGGATCAGGTATTTCAAGTGGAACCATTCAAGCGATTCTTTTCCTTACCGAGCTTTTATGCCGGATTAACAAACAGGAATTAATCGGACAGAAAAACAAAATTTCATTAACTGGATCAAAACATGACGTGGATATTATCGGGGTGATGAACCGATGGCGATAACACCTCAAGACATAGAACTCTATCAGGGTGACTATCAAACCATAGATATTGAAATTAACGATGAGAACGGCGATGATCTTGATCTTACCGGTAAAGCTATTCGTTTAACGGTCAAAGAAGATCATGAAGATGACGACATTGACGCTCTAATTGAACTCACTACCGACAACGGCGGGATCGCTTTAGTGGCCGCTACTTTAGGAACCTGCCAAGCCTATGTATTAGCAACCCATACCAGAGACTTAACGGCGAAGAATTATGTTTATGATATCAAGGTCATTGACGGAGATAATCCTTATACCGTAGCAAGTGGAATATTTAAAATTGTGCCAGTCGTTTGGAGATCAGAATAATGGTTGATAAATTCAATTATGTCATAGAAGGAACTCAAGTTAATGCTGAAAGTATAACCGTTCCATCAGGTTCTCCTTATAAAGTTTCTACCGTTCATGATCACATTAAAGATGATAGTCCTTCTTCAACAGTTGAAATTTGGCAAAATAACGATAAAAGCGGAACTCAACTTATAGAAGAAGCTTATACCGGCACCGTTTCAGGAACCGGAAAGTTTCAGGTTGATTATGAGGGAGCCGAAGAAACTACTGGAATGAAACGGTGTTCAACGGTATTATTCCATTCCGCTCAAGCCGGTACAAGTTGGTATATATGGTACAAATCAACCGGCGATGAAGCCGAATCCGGAGATATAAACGGAAAGGCTGATAAAGACACCGATGCTATAGAAGGGAATCTTGCCGAATTTGATGCTAACGGCAACCCAATTGATTCGGGAATTTCGCCTTCAAATTTAATCCAAGGCCTCTCTCTCGTCCAAAACGGTTCTTTTGAAATTGTCGATTCCAGCACTCTTCCGTGGTGCTGGGAAAAAATCGGGACAGCGACTTTAGCTCAAGACACTGGGGTCAACGATGGATTCGGTGGAAGCAACGCTCTCAAGGTCACTTCTGCTGGAGCAAGCAATGAAGGAGCAAAATACACCTTTCGACATTTGCGACCTTCGACAACCTATTCTATCCGTATTTGGATGAAAGCCACTGCTGGCGATACTGCTAAAGCGTGGACAACAGGCGGAAGCTCGAATTTATCAATTACTTCTACAAACACGACTGGCGAGTATAAGACGGGAAGTTTTACGACAGGCGCAACCCCCACAAATGTAATTTTAAATGTTGGTTCAGAAACAAATGGCGATATTGTCTGGTTTGACGCTTTAACTGTTATTGAAGGTCCAACCCCACCTGATAAATATCTACCTTCGCCTCAACCGACTGTTTTTGAGTTTCAAGACTTTTATCCTGTTGCTTTAATTTTTCCAGGGCTCGAAACTCTTGTTGGTACGTATATCCTTAAAAAGTATGTCTATGCGTTAGACGATACAACCGAAGAACCCCTTGGCTTCAATTTTTCCTTTCCCCCCAACTTCGACCCCTCTGGTTTTATCATGCTGGAATGTGTCGGATGGGCGAAGACGGCGGCGGCATCAAAAAATATCGAATACACCTATTACTACAGCCCAAAAAAATATGGCGAGGATTGGGACACGGCGTATTCAAGCTTGGTAAGCGGTGACTTGGCTCTTTATTCAACTCAAGACTATCGAGACAACTTACGATTTCAATTATCAATCAATACCGCAGGATTAGAAGCCTATGATGTGGTTGAGAGCAAAATAGCGAGGACAGGTCCGAGTGCGAATAATTTGAGCGGCAATTACTATTTCGAGAAACTCCGAATCTGGATTCCGAGGGTATAGAGATGGCGTTAGAATTTGACGGAGCTAAATATGTAAGAGTAAATAGCGACTTGGGAATAACAGGCGGAGCTATCACAATGTCTTGTTGGATAAAACTTAATACCGAAATATCCGCTGGTGCCTATTATATATTGCAACAATCAGATTCTGGAACAAAAGTAAAATATGCCATTCGCTATGATTATAACAGTGGTACACGGAAAATAGTGTTTTACAGAACTAAAAACTACGTAGCCGAAAATTCTGTATCTTATAATATTGCACTTGGAACCGCAAATTGGCATCACCTTGTATTGGTTTACGATGAGACAAATGTATATGGCTTTATCGACTTAAACAAAACAAGTACTGTAGCATCATCTGGCAATGGTAAAACCAATGGGGTTGATGTGGTTATGATAAAGGCGTATTTGAATGATTTAGGAGTTGTTTTCACCAATGCTTTAGATGCTATGATGGCTGATGTGCGAATCTACAACCGAGCCTTGACCGATAACGAAATCGCCGAAATTTACCACAAGCGAGGAGCGGATAGGGTTTGGCAGGGGTTGGTTGGACAATGGAGAATGGATGAGTTTTCGAGCGGAACACCTGCTCCATTGCTATTAGATTCGATGGACGCAACAACGGGATGGACGGATGCTAATGGAGCAGTATCGCAAAATACAACAACATATCAAGAAGGTGGAGCAGCTTTAAACCTAACAAAAACATCCACAGCCTCAAAAATCGCCAATATGTATAAAACAATTTCTCAGAAGGATGTAACTGGCCAGATAATCAAAATATGGGTTTATATAAAAGACCAGACTGCGCTTAATAAGATAGCTTATATTGCTTGTGCATTAGGAGCAAATATTAGCAACCGATATTGGGGTAATATTACCTCTGCTAATTTGGCTATAGGATGGAATTCATGGGAATTACACATAGACGATTTCCAGAGTATTTATGGTTCTCCGTCAAAATCAAACATACAATACATAGAGGCAACACTAAGTACACATAATGATAGTGATACTTTATCTAGTGGTGATTTGATTTTTGATTTCTACCGAGCAGGTGATTATACCCCCAATTCTATAATAGACCTCTCTGGCAACGGAAACCACGGAACACCTTATAATTCCCCAGTTTACCAAGCCTCTCCACATCGACTAAGAAGAGGAGTGATTGTATCGTGAGCGATGTTATGAATAAGGTAACATTCCAAGTTCTTAAAAGCGTGCATACTCCAGATTTTCCTAAAGACTTATGGTGGAATACATTCGACAATCCTGCTCCTGAACTTCCCGAAGGATTTGATTACAACCCTCGTAACTGGAAAACGGTTGAGGATAAGATTGTTGAAACGACTGAAGAAGAAAAAGCACTTTGGGATAAGGAACATCCCAATCCTGAACCCTTACCAAGCATTGAGGAACAGCTACAAGAAATTAAAGCTGAATTGGCAAAAGTCAAGACGGATGTATCCGCTTTAAAAACTGCAAAATAGGTGATTGGCTTGCTGTGGAAAATTCTTGCTGTTGCTATCGGAATTGTCGGGTTTATTTACCTGATGGGGATATATCAAAGGACTGATAAAGATGAGAAATAAACTGTTGATATTGCTGATAATTGTTCTTGCTTTTTCTGTTTTTGGTTGCCGAAAGCCAGACCCTGTTCCTACCCCTTTACCAAAAGATTACATTGAGATTCCCGAATACGTGACCTCGCCAGATAGGATTGAATACTGGCACAGACAAGTGGGGTCAAGATGGGTATCAGATAAAGAGATATTTGGTTATGAAGACTATCGAGTAACTCCAATTGAGTTTACTTTAAGTGAAGTTCCTGACGTAAATAAACCTGGAGCGATAATCAAGAAAATTCCCTTTCGTGACGATTGCGATGGGTTTGCTAATTTCAACCCCTATGTAGCCTATGCAGCTTTAGGGTATGACTGTTATGTGGTTTTTATCCTGAACTTGGGTAATATCCATAATGCTCATGCGATTAGCTACGGATGGGAAGAGGCTGAAAAATTGAATTGCCACGTTTGGGATAACCAGTACTATGCAGGAAAATGGTCGAACATTCAAGCTTATATCTCTGCTCAATACCCGAATTGGATTATCTATCATCACGTGACGTTACAGGAAGAATTAACCGAATTGTTCAAGAAAGGGCATTTGGAATATGCGTCGGTTGAGCCGAAAAGTAGAAAACTCCCTAAAAAACAGATAGTTTGTGAAAATGGCTTTTGTGAATTGAGGTAAAAAATGGATCTTAATCTTACTTTGTTTAAATTTAATTTTGGTGGGAAAAAGCGGAAGGTTGTAAAGACTATAAACAATCCCCAACAGGATAAAAATCTAATTTCTGCAATCAAAACCAAATTAGAAAAAACCCTTCCAAAAGATAAGAAAAGAAAATTAGATGATTTTACCGAACCTTTTGTTTATAAAATAGAAATTTATAATAACGGAACAATGGTTTGTTTTGCCCAATCTAACGACAAAAAAGCAAATATTCAGATAAAACTTGAGCCTTACGAATATGCAAATTTTTAATTTTTGATAGAGGGTGACATCGTGGCTGATGAAAAAAGGGGCGGAATTTTTACTAACGGCGAACAGGATGAGAAAATTTTTGCTCTTTTTCAGAAATTGGCAGTTCAAAATGAAAGATTAAGAATAACGAACGACAGATTAGAAAAGGTTTGTGATTGCTTAGAAACCCAAGAAAGAAGAATGCAAAAGCTTGAAAAAGAAGTTGCTCGCCATGGTGTCTATATTGGATTGGTTGCAATGGGAATAGGAATTTTAATTACCCAGTTCATTAACAAGGTTTGGGCTATTGTAGGCAGGTGATTCACATCATAACTCTTGTTGTTCTTGCAATTATCATCATCGCTATCTATTTTGCTTTTCGACCCAGAAAGGAGGATGAGGAAGAAAGTCAACAGGACAAAAAGGTTAACGTGGAAAACGTTAGAACCCATTTTAAATTCATCAGTGAAATTGAAACCATATTTACTGTGGTTGAAGCGTATTTGGAAACCTACAAAAATACCTTGAAACAATACCCCTTACTGGTCAATCCGTATGCTTTTATGCTGGCCGTTCGCATGGCTGAACAGGGTAGAAAGGGAAGGGAATTTGGAGTATTGGCGCAAGGGGCAATCGATACTGATTTGCGAACCCAAGCTGAATGGACGATGTCAACATTGATAAAAGATACCAAAAGATGGCATACTGATACCCTTGCCAATGGGAAAAAGAAAAGCGATTATCCAGGATTTATTTTTTATTTCGGGGATAAATGGTGTCCAATAGGGGCTGATAATGACCCTAATAATTTAAACAAATACTGGCTCCCTAACTTTCAGAAATTCTACAGTTTATTTAAGCCATGAACGATATTTTTGACTTTGACGATGAAGAAGAATATCAAACCTGTGATGAGCAACCGGTAGTATTTTTTCCGAAGAAAACCAGAAGGAAGAAAAAGGATCGGATGTATCCTAAACTCATTAAATTGTTTGAAAGGGTGAAAGAACCGGATTATTTTGAGGTTCCCGATGATATGTTTTTCTGCTTTTATGAGGACATAATACTGAACTAATGCTCAAACGCTTATTCCTCGATCTGCTTATTGTTTCCTGTCTCAAAGATATTATTATTCCCATTGACCACTATGATCACCAATTAACCCTCAAGCTATTTCAAAAACTCTATGATACCTTCCCAGAAAAACCCTGCCCGAAAGATGAATATCTGCAAAAGATTGATAAATGGCTGAATTTTTACCGAAAGATAGTTGATTTCGCTTGGTATCTCTCGCCTGACCTTATGCACTCCTTAACCTGGACGGTTGTTAAAACTGAACAAAAAGCCTGGATGGAAGTTGTCAACTGGTTAATGAGATGGGCTCAGGAAACCAAAGATGAGATACAGGAAAAAATTAATTATTACTCAAAAGAATATAACGAAAAAGTATTAGAGGCTTTGATTCAGAAAGACTATGAAATTTATATCAATAGTTATAACGAATATTGGGAGAGGAAGAAAAAGGAGGCTATTGATGACCTAATGCAAAAGCAAGGCGATGATAATGAGCCTGATGGAAGTTTTCCTTATTGGATAGATGAAGACGGATGGCATTATAAAGGAGGTAAAAAATGAACTGGGGTGAAACCTTACAGAATTTAATATTAACGATTGTTCCGGTTATCGTGGCATTTCTGATCAACAAATACCTGAAAACCGAGGAAGAAAAAGAGAAATTTTTAGCACGCCTTAAAGCCGGAGTGCAGTTTGCCGATGAGGCGATATATTTTGTTGAAGACGCTTTTCCTGATCTAAGCGGAGTAGATAAAGCCAAGAAGGCAATGGAATATTTTAAATTGGTTATGGCTAACGCTGGATTTCCGGTAACCGAGGCCGAAGCTGAGGCCAAGGTTCGGGCGGCCTTTCAGGTATCTGAATTAAAACATATTGAATAAAGGAGATTAAACATGAAAACAACTCGAAAGATGGCCTTCTGGCTGGTATTCGTACCGGCTATTATCTTAATTCTGTTATACGGATTTAAGATATTGAAATTCTAATTTAAAACCCTCCCTCCTGTCTGGGAATTGTTCCAGGCAGGCTCTCCTCCTCCAAGCCCCTCGAAAGAGGGGCTCTTTTTTTGTCTCTGGGGTTATATTGTATCCCATACGGAACACAATATATCATTTTTAATAATCGCTCAACCATGCTATTTTCAGATATTGCCGAATTTTAAAAGTTGTAAATTTCACCCTCAAAATTAGCCGAAATGGTG